CTTCTGCTATTACTCTGTCAGCTTCTACGCCAGTTCGTGCAATTTCTGCGACAACTCGCAAGCCTTCTATTGTTACCCTAGATCCTTCTGCTAATACCCTGTTAGCTTCAATATTAACTCTTGCATTTTCAGCAGCTACTCTGCTAATCTCACTAGCTAAACGAATAACTTCTGCATCATCCCTAGCATCTTCAGCCACGCTCAGTTGTGTTATTAAGGCTTGTAATACAGGAAAACTAGCTTCACCTGTAGCATCAGCATCTTGTGCTAAATCACCAGTTACCGAAAAGCCTAATCTGCTAGTAGCTAGCTTAACTGCACCTGCATATATTTCTAATGTAGCAAGGCAAGTACCAGCTATATCAAGAGCATTGTCATGCAGCATAATACTTATCTCACCATTTATAGCATCAACAACAGTTATGTTAGTGCCTAAACTATCAACACAGACGGTAAAATCAGGCTTCAAGACAGTGAATGTTATAGTAGTATAGCCTGTCAGATTAAATGCTTTGTTGCCATCCATTAATCGTAAAACAAACTTATTACTGCCTACATCATTCTGTACTATATTGCCAATGTTCTTGATACCATCACCCTTGATAGGTAAATTTACCGCAAATTCTTTAATTATTGCCAAATTCTCACCCCCTACAATTCTTTATAAAAAAAGGCAGATAGTTTCCCATCTGCCTAGCTATGTTTACATCTTTTCTGCTTTAACTCTTTCTAAATATTCACTTTGCAATTGATCACTAAAGCTAGCAGATTGCTCATCCTGGAAGCTAGAGCTTTCTAACACAAGCGCAAATTTACGCTTAATGCGAACCTCTTTGCCTCGTTGAATTAAGCAGTTCTCACCATTAACCGCTACAAAAACATCATCCTTGTATTTATTGTTGTCTTTGAACAGTTTCACAGGTACCAACTCATTCAAGTAAGCCTCAGCTTCAGCATTACCTTTGTTAACAGCTTCTTTAAGTTCAGCTCCACCAGCCTTTGCCATCGCATCAGCTATGATTTTCTCTGCATCCTTTGTTGCTCTAGCAATCATCTTTGCGTATTCTGCATCTAAATCAATTTCCTTTTTAACCTCAGCCATTTCTAATACCTCACTTTGTTTTTTTTATATTAGAGAGAGTAGTTGGCAGTAGCTACTCTCTCTTTAATTAGTATTTCTTAGTTAGATCCACCTTCAAAAGTTGAAGTTGTTTCAATACGGACCATGAAGGTTTCAACTAAACGCTCAGCAGTTTTAGTTGCTTTCCAACCAACAGTTGCTCTTTGGTTAAGTGGATCGCTTGTGCCTGAAGAACCAAGTTGTTTCACAATATGTTGTAAGCCACCGCCTGAGATTTCAGTTACGCCATAAGCATTTTCGCCTAATACTAAAGTAGAATAAACATCTCTACCAGCAGCGCCAGCTTCACCAGGATACATAACAGCATCACCAGCAGCAGTTATGGAAGCAGTAAAGGTAACAGTAGCAGAACCAGCAGCAGCAGCACTTGCACTAAGTACCGTTGCATACACAGAACCAACAACAATCTTTCTACCTACAAGAGCAGTAGCATCAGCAGCAGTAATAACTTCTTTAACTGCGATAGTAGCGTTAGTAGCCCCTGTTTTAACACTAAGATTTCTAGCGCCAGCACTTAAGTCAGCAGCATGGAAAGTCTTAGCTTCAGTAGTTTCAACGAATCTTACGCCAGCAATCTTACCGATTTCGCCTTCAAACAATTGAGTAGAACCAGCATATTGAGAAGCTGCAACCCACTCAGAATCTCTCATAATGTCATAAGCTGCATCTTGATTGATAATAGCAACGAAGCTACCACCAATAGGTTGAGCTTTTTGAGATTTCAATTTTCTTACTGCCATCTGAATAGCTTTAACAGATAAATAATGGTTGTTAGCAGCAGTAGAATCGCCACCAACTAACAAATATCTAGCAGTTACATCACTAGCTCCATATTGCACATTAGTTCCACCGTTAATAACTTCTCTTGTGATTGTGTCTAAAGTTTCACCAGCTTGTATGCCGATAACTTTAGTAGCTTGTACTAAGTTGTTATCAATAGCAGTAAGCATCAACATATCTGACAACTCAATGAAGTTACCGTATTGCGCTACTTCAGCAGTTAAGTTAGTTACACTTAATTTGCTGCCAGCAGGAGTTGCGCCCTCAGTTAAAGCTACTAATGCTTTACCAAGTGGACTATACTTTCTAAATTCGATTATCTTACCGCCATTTGCAGGGATAGGATGCTTTTGTCCAAACTGATCATGTACTAACTTAGCCTCTGCATTATCAATTAAATAATCAGAGTAGTAAGTTTTCATCTCAACTGTTAAATCACCAGTTACGGTTGTTGCAAATAATTGTAAATTCATAATAAATTGTTTCATTTAATATTCCCCCTTCGCCTGAGTTAGCAAAAGGCTAAAACTTAATGTTTTCACCTCTAGCTACTCTTTGAGCAATTGCTGCTCTATCTTGCTTTGTGAGTTGCCCCACATCATTTTTTACGATTACACCACTTTGAGCAGATGCACCATTTTCAGATGGTCTACTACCAGTAGCTCTAATAGTGTCTGCTACTCTTGTCTGTGCTTGTTTAGCTACACTCTGCTTGATATCGTTCATGTGTATTACCTCATAGGCAGTTTTCATATCAATCTGTCTAGCCAATAAGTCTACAAACTGTTTGTTTTGACACTCTGCTTGTAAATCAAAGTCAGGATAATCACCTTTCAAGCCTTCAGCTTCTTTTTGCCACTCAGAGTAGATTTCGTTTGTGCGTTTCTCTTGATTAGCTCGCTCCTGCATTTGTTTGAGCTGTGAATTTTCCATTTCTAGTCTTTGTTTCATTTTGTACTGTTCAACCGTTAAGCCTTCTGATTCGGCAAGTTCTTCCCAATACGCATCGTCAGCTTCAATCGCAGCTCTTAGTGCTGTCGGATCGTTAGCATCAATACCGTATTTTCTGGCTAATAAATCAACCACTGGACTTACTTCGGAAGTAAACTTTTCAAGCTGCTTAGTTTCTTTGAAGCGCTTGTTGATTATTTCTTGTGTTCGCTCTCCGAATATGTCCTTGTAATCGCCTTGAATCATCTTTTCAAATTCAGCTTTACGATCTACCACTACATCTTTACTCTCAGAGGCGACCTGAGTTTCTACTTGTGCTGTTGGTTGGTCTTGGGTTCCATAGACCACCTGAGCTGTTTCTGCGCCCTTCTTTGCCTTGCTGGTAGGCGATTCATACTTTATCGCAGCAGGTGTTGCTTCTCCTTCACTTGATGCAGGACTACCGCCCTCACCCTCAAATAAATGAAGATTCATCTTTCTTAACATTCAATACACTTCCTTTCGCACGATCTATTCTCGGAGTCAGATACTTGTTGTATCACCTACAATTAGTTTCCCACAAAGTTAATTGATTGTAGACAAACGCCCATTTTTGCGCATAAAAAGGGAGCTAGCATCGGTCACTATGCCAGCTCCTATAGGAAAAAATTGGAGGCTGCGTAATTTGTTGGGACTTCAAAATAAACACAGGCATTTAACTGCAACGCCCAAGTTCGAAACTGTTCCCGCAAGTTCTCACTCGTTTTCTCCAGCAGGTCTTTCACCCTACTGAGTGCATGATCAGTGCACGCTTGGTTGCAGAGATGGGATTTGAACCCACAAGCGCTAGGTTATGAGCCTAGACGGAAACCATTTCCACTCTGCGATGTAGCTCGTTTTTGCTGGGTGAACGAGCAAACCGCTCTACTGTCCCTATTACTGGGACTAAAGGGTTGAGCGAATCGAACGCTCAATTAAGTCCTGTGTCTATGACAGAGAACCAGACACCCCTAAAGCTAATCTCACGATAATTTCACGATACTTTGAGTCTATTACGGTGCTTCACCTATAAATCAAAAGATAATCAAAAGATAATTCTTATTTACATAAAACACGGTTTGGTGTAAATAACGTGAGAGTTATTCACTTATATGTAAATACTCTACATTCTCAGGATGTGCTTCTGCTATCATTTCTAAACCTCTAGCAGCAAACTCAAACATTATTCTAATGTGCATTGATCGCCAATATGGCACTTCTACTGATATCGAA